AAGGATATCGATGTCCGCTTCCTGCAGCTCCGTCGTTTCCTCGATCCATATCCATGTGAGCTTCCCTCTGGGGAAGTTGATGGACTTTACCTTTTCACGTTCATTTAGGTCCTTCATGCCACGGAAGATGATTCGCGAACCGGTAGTCTTGCACTCTAGTCCAAGTGGATTCAATCGAATTTTCCAGTACTGTTCGTAATCCGAGCCGAAGATTCGCACGATGGCAGCGGTCAACTCTGCAAAAGTAGAATCCTTGTTTGACGCATCAATTTTGCGAACAACAAGCAGGTTGGCACCCTTGTATTTTGGGTCCGACAACTTGAGAATCAAGTCTTGTGCAACGTTGACGCTCTTTCCACTACCAGCTGAGCCCTTCATCGCTCGATAGCGGCGGTTTGTCTGATTCGCTCCTCGGAACACCGAGTTAAACTGAACTTTGGCATTATGCATCGCCATCACCATAGTCCACCGTCACGACCAAACCTCCAGAAACATCAGCGCCACCCCGCAGTTTTTCGACTTCGGCCTGTAGCTTCTGAATCCTCAACCGGTGCTCCTCAACCTTCGTGGATGTCGGCAACATGCTCTCGTAACGCGAAATAAGCCCTTCCAGCGTCGACATGGCGCGGGATTGGGCCTGCAGGAAACTCGCTTGTTTGTCCCAGGAATACTGGTACTCCCACTCGCGCTCCTCGGTCGAGTCGCTATCCTTTCGTCGTTTCAACACCTGAGTGTGATCCTCAGTATCTTCGACGAACATAATCCGTTGTGAACGAGCGATCGCGGTGTATTGGATGACGATATTCTGCCACAGGATGTCTAGCGGCTCCATCACTGCGATATCTCCGACAATGGCGCGGGTCTCATCGTCGTCCGGAAAGATGCGACGGAAGAACCCGTGGGTGACAGCCTTATCGTTGCCTGCAGGACCACCAGCGCCGCCTATGTTGCCAGTAGCATTCTGGTTACCCTTTGGTGCACCTGCACGTTTCGGAGTACTCCGTTCAGACGTTTGGAGTACTCCATTCAGCCGCTCGTTCCATTTGTCCTTCGCTTTCCAACCGCCGACGGTTCGTTCTGGGATGCCGAGTTGATTTGCGATGTCGCGATTGGTTATTTGACCACTATTGTCACGCCAAATCTCGAAAGCACGGTCACGGTTCGGGCTGCGTTCGCGAGGCATTACATCTCACCTCACCTCCAGATGATGGATTGAGTTGGTTTTGAACATCAGCGACCACCGCGCTGCAATCTCAAGTCGAGCTCAATCAAATTGCGCAGGTCCTCTACCGTTTCCACCTTAATCTTTCCACCCTGAAAATCGCGCACCCATTGACCAATAGCGGCTTGCACGACCTTCCGATATCGGCGTTTCGAGTCTAAAACCTGCTCCATGGTCTGTGCCGTCTCACCGTAATTCATCATTGCTTCATCTGGACGATTCGTTTTTGCCATTGTGATACCCCCGGTTCCCAAGTACAATCGGAAACAAGATAGCGGTTATTGGAAACCGTGGCCACGGCGATCCGCTATCTTTGCCGGGGGTATCCCTGGTAGGGTGAGGGAGGGCGTTGATAGCGCCCTCCCTTTCTATTGCTTTATGGCTTTCAGACCGGTGAAATCTTCCCACCGTTTCACGATTACGTCGCAATACACAGGGTCGAACTCAACACCGAAACACGTTCGTCCAGTTTGCTCGGCCGCCATGAGCGTTGAGCCGGACCCGAGGAACATGTCCAGAACGAGGTCACCTGGCTTTGATGAGTTAGCGAGTGAATGAGCAACAAGCGGTATCGGCTTCATCGTCGGGTGCTCCACACTGCGAATGGGCCGGTCGAACCTCCAAACCGTTGTGTCATCATCGGCGCCAATTGATACCACTTCGTAGTCAGGCACCTTCAGTACAATGGTTTCAAGGTCAGACTTGAACGTGAGAACGTGATACTCCTCCTGCTTTGAAACGCTGAATCCCTCAGGGTACTCGAGTACAGTGCGTTTCTTGCGCCCACCGTACCATCGATGCGCGGCCCCTGGCTTCCACCCGTACAAGATGGGCTCGTGCTGCCAGTGATAGTCTTGACGACTGAGGACAAACGCGTTCTTGACCCAGATGAGCGTCTGCTTGTGCAACCACCCAGCCTCACGCATGGCCGACCGGAAATTACTTCCCTCCGAATCAGCGTGGGCTATGTAGATGGCGCCACCTTCTTCCGTGACTTCGTAGGCATGTTGAAATGCAGCCTTGAGGAAGTCCTGAAACTTAGCGGATTCCATGTTGTCATTTGCGATGGCTTTGCCGTCGTCCGATTTATAGTTCACGTTGTACGGTGGATCAGTGAATATCATTTGCGCCTTTTGGTCACCCATGAGACGCTGAATATCTTCGCGTTTCGTGGAGTCTCCGCACAGCAATCGATGCCGGCCGAGGTGCCATACATCGCCCGGTTGTGTAACGGGATTCTTGATATCAGACACCGCGGCATCAGGGTCGAATCCGTCATCACGAACATCATCCATCCCGTCGAGTAAGACGGACGTCATCAATTCCTCGAACTCATCCTGAGAGAACCCTGTCAACTCAATGTCTATCTCCCCGGCATCGAGTTCCTCAAGAAGGTCACGCAGTTTTGGGATATCCCACTCACCGGATATTTTGTTGAGCGCAATGGTTAAAGTCTTCTCGGATTGGTCGTCGAGGTCAACGACTACCGCATCCAGTTTCGTGTACCCAAGGTGCTTCGCCACTCTGATTCTCTGGTGGCCACCAATCACACGACCGGAACGCTCATTCCACACCACCGGTTCCACAAAACCGAAGCTTTCGATGCTACGCCGAAGGCTGTCAAACTCGGCGTCACCAGGGTTAAGTTCAACACGCGGGTTGTAATCGGATGGATTGAGTTCGTCAATTGACATTGGGTAGACTCGCAACGGATTCACCTACCTTTGGAGGAATCAAAAAGACCTGCCGAGGCGGGTCACATGTTCGTTGCTCTGTATTCAATCAACTCAATCAAGTGATTCGCCGTATCGACCTCTTCACGCAACTACGGAACTCTCTGAAGCTCGTTACCAAAGGTTAAGTTGGCATAATGCGAAATAATGTTTTCGAGAACCTCAAATAAGTCCGAAATACTACATGTAGTGGTTTACCGGAACTTCGATAGATACAAGACACTAGATTTGTGATAACATCCATTCATATAAACTGAAGGAGGTGAATTCTATGCAAACTAAAAACCTACTCATTGGAGTAGGCATCGTCGTTGTCGGATACCTTGTCCTAGATGCGCTGACAACTACCAATCCCGCAGAACGACGGCGCGATGTCAGAGACCTAAAAATCATTGGGGAGGGAGCCAGTGCTGCTAAATCAATTTGGTAATTGTGTCACTTAGCCACCTTTGTTACTCATTTGAAGGTGGCATCTCTTTGTCTCCATACAGATCACCCGACAAAAGAAAACCCTCCGAAGCGGGATGATTCATCGGGATCATTCGTCAGTACTTTTCTGTTCAATTTCTTCTACGTGTTGTAATATTCCTGAATTCCATCCTATAAATCTATATATCCGCTTAGATACCCGTTGTCCTTCTCCAGAGGCACCTACATAGATGCCATCTCCAGAGGATTGAACTCCTAGGCCACCTTTTCCATGGTAGTCGTAGTACTCCTCGATTTCTACGTTGTCCGCCGTCTCAATACGACGAGCAATAGCGATTTCTTGCGCTACCCGAGCCTCAACTTTCAATCTTTCAAGGTCTACCTTTTCAGGCGTCGGCGTGGCCTCATCAGTAGTCTTACCGAAAAACGAGCCTCCTATTGTCGCTTCAATAGTGCTTCTAAGCCCATCTATGAGCAGGCTCGTCAAACCCATTGTTAACACGCAATCTCCCCCTTTTGCACACAAATTCTGCACGCATCAGGAAAAACCTTCATAAACCGACAAAATTCAGAAGGTTATTTCATCCTACATGTGGAAATGTGTCACAAGAAGGGAGGTGATATCATGCCACAAATCACCCATGTCCGCACCGAGTCAACGGGAAGCCATCCGAAGCACATTACTTTTGTACAACTATCGGATGGGACCTCGAAAGCCCGCTCTACAGTAGTAAGTGCCATCGACGACGGTTCGTATTACTACTACACTAAAGGCGGTGGTGAGACCGGAGTTGTTAAAACAGTCCACCCATCAGGTGAGACTCCGTACATTCGCACCGAAGGCGACAGTACTACAGCAGACAATCTTTTGAATCTACCTAAGTTCTAATTTTCAGTCCCAAATGGGTGTCGGCGAAAAACGTTTCTCTACCTGGCCGTAGGAGACGTTTTGCATATCGTCGATGCCCACCCCGCTGGGGTTGAACTTGCCCAAGTCCTCAACTGCCTGTTCATATTTCGCGTAGACGGCCTTTGGCTCCTGCTTCGTTCCTTCCTCCATGTTATACACAAGAACAAACTATTCTTCATTTCCCGTCCTCCTCCTTGAATTTGATCCTTCCGCCCACCATCGAGAGCCGGAGTGACCGCCAAGTGGGCCAGACGGGTGCATTTCTCCGCTATACCCTCGATGCTAGGCAGAGTCACATGTTACTTCTTGCCAGTCATCACACACCGCGGCAACGCACACGTTAGCTTCGTCCCCACGTCGCGCATCCAGACGCACTTATAACCTAGCTGGCACGGACAAGTCATGTCTATCACTCCTTTCGGTAACACGAAAAAGACACCCCGTAGCAAGGGTGCCTGCGTCATCCCTATTCCGTTTTGGTCATACTTCGACTTGCCCCAATTGTAACCCCTTTTTCCGTAATATTT